GCCATCTTCTTGCCGAATCGCTCGGTCAAGGCTTCTTTCGTCATGTATACCCAGCGCCAAACGCAGGTTACTTCCTCCCAAGTGCGAGCGACAGAATGCCCAAAATCCTTCCAATGAACGTAGTCGGTAGGGGCGCACTCGTATTCGATTTCCTCTTGCGGCTCTTCTCCAGCGATGCCGTTCTCGGTGTTCTCTGCGCCTTCAGCGGTTTGGCCCTCTGCACTCTCATTTTCCACGTCCTCCGTAACTTGCAAACCGTCCTCCGGCATGTCCAACTGCCGCACATGCGGCTCGTAACGCACCCACGCCACGCCGCGGCCACCGAGAAACCTGTCCTCGACAGCGTGTTTCATGGTTGCTCGGAAATCAGGGTAATGTTCGATCTCGAAGTCTAGCGAGCGCTCGATCAGCGAACCGGCAACACGCCCGACAGGATCGTTGTCACCGAACCGGCGTTGTGCAACCGCTTTCGGCAGTTTGGCATAGACCGCGGGAATCAACGTCTGCACGTTGCTCCACAGGATGTTGAACTTGGCGGTTTTGTTATTGTCGTCGCGGTAGCGTTTGACGATCCTGGTTGCTCGCGCTTCCCACTTCTTGAATTCGTTGTCGTACTGGCTGATGATGTTCAGCCATTTTTGTACGCCGGTTGAGGTTTCTTCCATTTATTTAGAACTCCGGTTCTTGTTTTAACAATTTTGCAGCATCTTTATCACCGAACTTCTCTAACCATTTAATCTGTTCTTTTAGTTCCATGTAACCAATATCCTGAATTGATTTGCCATTTTTATCAATATAATCACCAGCGTTCTGGATTTTGTAAATTGGCACTTCAATACCAGCTTGATTTGCTGCTTTTATCCTGTGCGATCCAGTTAATGCCTCATTCCCTCTGCCTACATCATATGTAAGAATTGGCCTTCCTTGCCAGCCGTTGTTTTTCATTGATTTAGTGAGTGACGATAATTTTTCTGTGTCTCGCACATTGTGCGGCGGTTCTATCGACATAGCGGATTTGTGCTCTGTTGGCATTATTTCTTGACTACCTTTTTTTATTGCATTCATCCCCAACGAGCCATTTTCCTTCACAGGGCGGTCAGATTGCGTTGGCATTGGGCCTCTTGTCGCTTTTGGTTTATTTCGCCACGCACTAATTAAAATCTCTAATCTATTTTCATCCCGCGCCGCTTGCTGTTGAGCATAATGTTGCTCCCACGAGGGAATGTTTTTGTATTTATTTGATAAATTAGTTGGATAACCTTCTTTTGCCAACCAATTTACCGCTTGTTCAAAGCTAATTTCACTGGCTGGATCAACCGATGTTCTAATTCCGGTTGCCAATTCTGGATATTTATCTGCATGATTTGATATTCTTATTTGACGCGGGTTTGACTCACCGGCAACTTTATCGAATGTAATATACTGAGACGGAGATACCGCGCTGCCTTCTCTCGAAATTTGATAGCCTCCTTTATTCCCCGCGCGCTCCAACATATCGGCTAGTTTTCTTGTATCAACGCCGGATTCTGGAATTCGTCCTCTTGATGTAACATTCATTCCCAAAGAACCGGCAGGTACCGCCCTTGATGCGCTCATACCGCCGCCCATCATGTTCAATGCTACGTTTGCCGCTTCTTCGCCTTGATTAAATTCAGGATCAACCAAAGCCCGACCCGGTGCAGTGATTGCATTAACAGCACCAGCGACAATACCCGGCAATGCCAAACTGCGAGTGTTCATTACTGAACCAGGCATTGTGTCTTGAAAAGGTAAAAATGCTGCGCGACCTTCCATTGGCAATGCTTCACCAGACCACGATTGTGGTTGACTAGCTAATGTAGCAGCAATTCTATTGCGTGACTTTAACCCCTGCGCGGCTATGTTCGGGTTCATGGTAGCAGGGCGTTGTGCCGCATCCAGTTCTTGCTGGTAGCGCAGAGCAGCCGCAATTCTGTCAGCGTCAGCCATGAGTGAATATCACATCCCTGTTAACCCGGTCAGCTATCCGGTAGCCCATGTTGGCCAGTAGGTTGATCGTGTCCATGTCGGTGTAACCGTATCGCTCGCCCAGCCCCTTTAGTTCCAGCGTAATCACCGGCCAGCTCGCCTCGATGGTTGAGATGGCGCCGAGAATAGCCAAGTGCTCCGAACCTTCGACATCGAGCTGCAACAGGTCGCAGTCGGTAACGCCCAGGCTGTCAATGGGCAAAACGTCAAACTCGTTGCCATACTTAATCTGGTGCGCACCAGCGTTGTCAGGGTAAATCTGATCTATCGCCCCTTTGCCGTGTTCCTGCCCGAAAGCAGCCCTGCGGATTACCACTCGCGGCTGGTTGACGGTGTTGATGGCCAGCGCCTCGTAGTTGGCTGCGTCCGGCTCGACGGTGTAGACCCGCCGGAACTTTTGCGCCAGCGCCACCGGATACACGCCCATGTTGCCGCCCGCCTGTATTGCGGTCCTAAACTCCCGGCACAGATCCAGACTGGCGCCGAGATCAGGCACCTCGGCCAGCGCCGCTTGAATGCAGCACTGGTCAGCGTCAGGAACCGCCCAGCCCTCATGTTGACGCATAAGCCACCCTAGTCTGTCCCCATGGCCGCGGCTTGCCGTGAAACGCGATCAGGCGGTCCTCGGCCTGCACCCCGTTCGGCAATATGTCGGCCTTGAACGACTTGATGCCAGGCGTGATGTCTTGCCAGTAGGTGACAGGCTGATCACGCAGCGCCCACTCCAGATAAATCTGATCACCCCCTTCGCAGTAGCGGTCGCCTGCCTTGAATGCGTCATAGATAAATTCATGTGGTTTAGACCACCACATCAGGCTGGATTGCATGGCTCGCGGGTTGGCTTTGCCACGGTAAAAATCGCGCATGATCACAAAGTCGTGCGGGCGCGCAGCCTCCAGCAGCTCGGTGCAGTCGCCTACCAGGACTGTATCTAAATCCATGTATAGCGCGCTCGGCAGCCTGAATAGCTCGATCTTCGACCACCAGCCCGGCCAGTCGTGCGCCAGCGGCAATATCTGACAATCTAAGTCTAGATCGGTCAGGCAAATGAAATCCTCACCCGGCAGAAAGCGGTCGCACATCTCCTGCAAAGCGTAAACGTGCTTTGGCAGGAAGTCGCCACCTGACTTTAAGACGCAGGCTATCACGCGCTGAATATCCCGACTGCCATCACTTCAACACCCGCTCCGGTCGTGATTTTCCACGCCCCATCTGAAGAAACGGCGTTAATCTCGACGTTGTAAACGCCAATGCCGCTGCCCGGGCTTGCAGGGCAAATGGTATGGGTCAGGATGCCCGTACCAGAGCCATCGACAAGCACCACGTTACCTGTCGCCGCTGTGGTGACGGTGCAGATAAGCCGGTGAATGTAGTCGCCCTTTGCTCCAGTTGTACCCAATACCTGTGCCGTTTGAGAAACGGCCACATGCTCGTACTGAAATCGATAAGGATTGTTAACGCCGCTCATAATCTGCCACTCCTGTTAGTTTTCATCGTTGCCCACATATCGTTTAAAGTTACGGTGTTCTCCGGCCCGACCATCAGCGGTTTGACCACATCTGGCGGTTTTACTGTCGGCTCGGCGCGCCACGCTATCGCCAGCATCCGCATCGCGTCTGCCGGATGCGAGCACCAGTCATGTCTTGGCGTCTGCCTAAACGCTTTCTTGTCCTCGTCGTACTCGCGCTGGTATTGGCGCAGCGCCTCGATGCCTTCGGCACATCGTTCCACGTGAAACCATGTATTAGGGAGCATCTGGCGCACCGCCTGGATGCCGTCCTGAACAGACAGATCAGGCACGATGGCCAGATTGTTGATGCCCAGGTATTCTGCCATTTGCTCGATGATCGACTTGCCCTGCGCTGCCAGCGTCTTAGCTTTAGCATCATGCGGCAGGTAGTGCTTGCCGTACTTGTACGGCTTGCCGGTGATCACCGCCGCCAGCTCTGCAATGTTTGCGCCACTGACCGCAAAATAATCGATAACATGAATCTCGCCCCGGATTACCTGATAGAACCATATCGCAGTATCGTCCCTGTAGCCCAGGTCCCAAGCTGTGTGAACCGGCACTTCCGGCTGGTAATCAACCCGGCAGATCCGGCCTTCCTCGGTCGCCTCGCGCATCTCTGTGCCGTAGAACGCGCCGAGGATGGCGGCCTCAAACGAGCACTCGTATTCCTGGTCGTATTGATCCTTCGAAAGCTGCGCCTTTGCCGCCGCCAATTCGCCTTCAGGTAACAGCCCTGACTTGCTGGCCGGTAGTTGCAAAAGAAACCAGTCATCCCGCAGCCGGTCAGCAGTCTGCTTTATTTCCCAAAATTGATTCTTGCCCTTTGGCGTCCCACCAAACACCGCCCAGCCTTGCCGATCGGAGAGTGCCGGACGAATGACGTTGCCCCAGACGCTAGGCTTAAAGTCGCCGTATTCATCCATGAAGATCCCGTCGAAGCCCAGCCCGCGAATCGAATCCGCGTTGTCGGCGCCGAATAGCCGCACCTTGCTGCCGTTGATCATGTCCACGGTTAGCTCAGACTCGTTAACGCTGGCGGCCGAGGTCGCGCTGAAATGCTTGAGATAGTCCCAAGCCACGGACTTGGCCTGCGACCGAAACGGCGCGATGTATGCAAATTGCGGCATCGGGCTCCTGCTGGTGACCGCCGCCCGGATAAGGTCGTTGATAGCCGCCACGGTCTTGCCGGCCCGCCGGTGAGCCACCAGGCACGACCACCGCTTGGTGCGCCTGTGGAACGGCAAGAAAGCGGCACGCGGCTTGTAGGGAATAACGTGGAGCATTACTCAAGCCACCGGAACGTGTGCTCTTGGGGGCCGCCGTCGGGGCCGGTTTGTTCAGACCGCGCCAGCTTAGGGATGTGGTACTCGATGGCCCGCAAATAGAGGTCTAGCTTCTTGGCCGGATCATCAATGCCCGCCAGCCACTCGGTCATTTGACCGACATTGGCCGCCGCGAACGCTGCGATAGCCTCTCGAACATCTACCGTGGTCTTGTTCACGACCCCGGCTTTACGCCCACCTGTCTTTTTGCCTTTTGCCATCTAGCTCACTCTGAAGTAGACGCTCACTAACATTTGTAAGTAGTTGCTCACTCACGTTCCCACAAAAAGGCAACGGCAGCTACAGGTTGAACGCCCGCTCGTTCAAGCCGCCGTTTAGCGGGTTTGCGCGCCGAAGGAGAATCGCGCATTCATATCTTAGTCCTCAATAATTCTGAGCGCAAGCACAAAAATCAGGATAAATCAACAATTCTCTGAATATACCGGCCTTTTACGTTTTTTCGCCATCCGTGAACCTCGATACGCACCCCAGCCTCGCGCACTCGACCGATAGTTTCCGAGTCCGTAACCTTTGCAACCCGCGTCGAAACGGCCTGGGCAGTCACCTGAACCGCCAGTACCTCGCCGCGCCGGATTGCCAGCAGGTCAGCCCAGCCCCACAGGTCTTTTCGGGTTCGGGTAAAGCTGTTCCATTTCTCGACTACCTCGACTAGATACCCTAGTTCCCGTAAAGCTGCCATGCTGCGTTGTGTTGGTGTCATTTTCTGCCTTTAAAAGTTCATGCGGTAGTAAGCGGTAGCAAGCGGTAGAACAAACATCTGCTAAACTGCTACCGCATCAAATAAATGATGCGGTAGCAGAGGTTTTTCCCTTAAGGGCTACCGCATGGATTACTACCGCTTCAAAATGCCTAAAAAATTTGAAGCGGTAGCCATGCGGTAGTTTATTTGCCATTGCTCAAATTCTCGTATTCTTGGGCTTCTTTCCCAGACAGCCTGCAACCTTCTGTGTGCTGTTTAGCCCTCTTTTTGGTGGGCACGAATTTCTCGATTAAACCTTCTTCGATCATTTCGTTAATGAGTTTCAGATTGGCCGGCTTATCCTTGCCTAAAGCCTCAGCCAGCTCTGTCTTGGTCATGTATTCCCCGCCCTTCAAATCGTCCAGAATGGCCTTGATGCGCTTTTTGCGGCCAACCTTGACCATCTGCTCGGCAACCTCTTTCTTGCGCGCTGCGACCTGTTTGGACTGCTCCTGCATGGCCTCACGCCCGCCCCGCTGGACCATCTCCGGCTTGCAATGCATCAGGAATATGTCCTTTTCGTTGCCAAGCATATCCCGACCCTTTATTCCTGATTCGACTGCCCGAAACACAATCCCGTCTGCCTTTGTCACAAACCTGTGCTTGGCCTGGGCAACGTCCAGCCACCGGGCGCCGTCGTCCTCTTTGGTCATGTAGAGCACCTGATTAACGTCACCCTCCCAGGCGCCAGCGCCGCGGCTGGTCATGTCGCTGATATCGGCCTTTTTCAGGGTTTTGGCCAAGTGCGCGACAATAATCAGCGGAATGCCGCCCAGCTCGCTTTTGAGCGTAGACACGGCCTTGCCGACTTCGGAGTTGTCGGATTCGTTTTCTAGCTCAATAGTCGCGTTGCTGGTGTCCAGGACCACGATCGGCAGCGCGTCGTAAGAAACGCCTGTTTCCTTGGAAACATTGCGATAAACCATCGCTTGGTATATTTCCCGCACTTTGACGATCGATGCGGCGTCCATGCGCTTTGCCGGCACGATCTTGAACCATTCGCTGATCTCGGCATCTGTTGCCGACAGCTCGCCATCCTCTCGCATAGAAGTGAGCACTCGCACCACCTGTTTCGGATCCTCACTAACGTAGATCACCCGGCGCCGTAACAACGGGCGCAGCGTGTCGTCGGCATCGCACAGGTGTGCCGCCCTGGTCATCAGCGGCACTAGCGCGGTGGTCTTGCCGATACCCGTAAACCCGGCCAGCAGGGTTACGCCAGCAATCAGGATGTCGTCAAAGATAAATTCGTCGGGTTCAAGGTTGCCGAGCGCATACGGCAGGAAATTGGCAAAAGGGTGGTTTTCAGCGGTAATTGTTTTATCTGTTGCGGAGCTGGTGCCTGACATGGGGTTTTTCCATCCTGCCGCCTGTGCGCGGGAAAATAGGGTTTTTATCGTCACACCGGCAACACGCTTAGTAGAAAAAGACAGCCACTTCGCCCGTTGAACCTTGTGGTCGAACTTCCCCGACTGGCCTGACCATTCCACCCAAACCTGATAAGCCAGGTCGCCCAGCCCGGTTGCGTGCAGCGCCATGCCTGCTTCTATCCACTGGTGATAGTCCTCGGCATCCAGCACCGTCAGCGCGTCTGCGGCCTCGGCGAGCTGCACCGGCAAAGTGTAATTGCCGAGATTGGGAGAGCTGGGCGCCGCCCCTGTGTCGGCTGGCTCCATCAGCATCCGCTCCAGCCAAACCGGGGCGCGTGCCGGTGTGAACCCGGCCAGCAAATCCAGCCCGTCGTCCCAAGCATACCGGCGCCCTGAATGGTGGATGGATGGCTCGGCCACGATATATCCGTTGGCTTTTACGTCAATACCCTGCGCCAGCTTGCCGCGGCAGCGTTTAACAGCCTCGGCATCGATCTTGACCAAGTAGTGCCACCCATTACCGCTGCGCTGCGTGGGCGTCTCTGGCAGCGCGCCATTGGCCTGTATCAACGCCTCCCAGCTCAAGTGCCCCAGGTTGCGCGTATCGACATCAAGCGCCACGCAGCCAGCGTCGCCCATGGCCAGCCCGATATTGGCGGTCGGCCACTTGCTCCACCAGCCGCGAATCGTCATCTCGTCGGCACTGGCCTCGGTCGCACCGTGAGCTGTCAACGGATGCTTGCCGGGTGACCGGCAGTCAGAGTCTCCGCAGGTGCATACGCCTGCGCGTATGCCGTTAAGCGGCAAAACGCGAAAGCCGCGGAGCGCGTATTTCAGGGCGGCATCCAGCAAGACTTTAGGATGCAGTTCGACGATGGGATCATTATCAGTCATGCGAACATCCTTTGTTGGCGGTATGCGTTGTCGATGCGTTCGCAGGCAATCTCAAAGTATTTTGGCTCGATCTCGATGCCGATAAACTTGCGTCCTAGATTCGCGCACGCTACGCCTGTTGTGCCGCTGCCCATGAAGGGATCAAGTACTGACCCAACCGTCCGCTTCACGACGTCACGCATTAACCGGATTGGCTTTTGTGACGGATGGTCGTTTTTCTCGTCCCCTGACATTTTTGCAGCTACTATCGAATTTATGAGGTAGTGGCGAAAAACTATGCTCTGGCGATTTCCGCCGATCTCGTAAATCAACTCAAAATCACGACCTACGCTGATCTTTTTGTCCCAAACATGTAGGCTAGAATGTTGCAAAGGGAATGAGCAACGCGAAGTCCAGAACACCAATCCGCGCACAATTCCAATTTTTTCTATTGTCCCGTCGGCATAACGGTACTCGTCCGCATATTCATTCGGGTACGGCGGATCAGTAATCACCGCGTCCACCTTCGGCAGCGTCGGCAGAATTTCGA